GTTATTATTTCATCTACACCAAATGGGTTGAATCTTTTCCATAAATTGTGGAAAGATGCTATAGATGGAAATAATGATTATGTACCGACAGAGATAACTTGGGATCAAGTTCCAGGAAGAGACGAATCTTGGAAGAATCTACAAATTGCGCAACTCGGAGAACATGGATTTAGACAAGAATTCGGAAATGAATTTCTTGGATCTTCGAATACTCTAATTTCTGGATATAAATTGCAATCTCTAACTTGGGAAAAACCAAAATTAGATTCTGATTCTTTAATTATTTTGGAAGAACCTATTCAAAATCATAATTATGTAATTTCAGTAGATTCTTCTAGAGGAGTCGAAAATGATTATTCAGTTGCAATTGTTATCGATACAACACAAATTCCATATAAAATAGTTGCAAGATTTAAAGATAATACAACTAGACCAATACTTCTACCGAATATCATTGTTGATTTGGCAAAGAAATATAATATGTCATTTTTGTTAATAGAAAGAAATACAGTAGGACAAACAGTTGCAGAATCCTGTTATTGGGATTTAGAATATGAAAATATATTCACAACTATTCCAGGAAAATCTGGACAAGAATTACGATCATCATTTTCAAAATCAAATAAAATCGGTGTTGAAATGACTTCACAAGTGAAAAGATTGGGTACTTCTATTCTAAAAACGCTTGTTGAAGAAGATAAGTTAATTAATTATACAGAAGATATTGTTAATGAATTATATTCATTTATTAATAAACATGGTTCTTGGGGTGGAGAAGCAGGAAAACATGATGATCTTGTTATGTCTTTAGTGTTGTTTTCTTGGGCGACAAACCAATCTTTCTTTAAAGAAATAACAAATTCTGATTTGCGCAAATCGTTTTTCGATTCACAGGAAGAAATGGTAGAAGAAATCTATTCTTTTGCTGGAATTACTACTGGATCTGAAGAAGAAACTGCAGATAATTCTTGGTTAATTTAGAAAACCCTTTTTTTATAAATATAACTAGAAATATATATTCGAAAGAATAAAAACCTCTCAACAAGGAGAAAAATAATGGCTTTTCAGCTTAGTCCAGGCGTAAATGTTTCTGAAATTGATTTAACAACTACGGTTCCTGCAGTTGCAACTTCAATTGGAGCAATTGCTGGCGCTTTCCAATGGGGCCCAGTTTTAGAAATAAGAACAATTTCTTCAGAAATTGAATTAATAGATACTTTCTTTAAACCAAATAACACTGTTGCAGATACTTTCTTTTCTGCAGCAAATTTCTTACAATATTCTAATGCTCTAAGAGTTGTTAGAAATGTTGGTACTGATGCTAGAAATGCAACAAATGGCGCTTCTGGTATTTCCGGATTGACTATTGCAAATGCTGGTGTGTCAAATAATATGGCACCAGGAACTTTTGCATTATCATTTACAGGTGCTACTGGAGCAGGTTCTGGTGGTGCTGGTACTGCAACTCTATCTTATGGTGCAACAGGAGTAATTGTTTCTGCAGTAACTCTGACAAATGCAGGATCAGGATATACTTCTGCTCCAACAGTTGGTATTACAGGTGCTACAGGATTTACTACAAATTTCTCTATCACAGCATCAACTGCAAATACTTTAATTATTAAGAATGAAACTGATTATCAACAAAATTATATTTCTGGTTCAGCTTCAGCTGCTGGTACTTGGACTGCAAAGTATCCAGGAATCTTAGGAAATTCTCTGCAAGTTTCAATTTGCGACTCTCAAACTTTTTCCAGTTGGACATATAAGAATGCATTTACAGTAACACCAGGAACTTCTGATTATGTATCTACTCGTGGTGGTTCTAATGACGAATTGCATGTTATTGTTATTGACGAAGATGGTGCGTTTACTGGAACGCCAGGAACAGTATTAGAAAAATATGCTTTCTTATCAAAAGCTTCTGATGCTAAGACTGAATCCGGAGAAACTAATTATTATGCAAATGTAATCAATACCAAGTCACAATATATCTGGTGGACTAATCATCCTTCAGCTGGTGTTGATTGGGGTTCTGCCTCAACTGGTATTGCATTCGATCTATCCGGTCCTCTAACTGCTTCATTATCTGCAGGAGTTGATGCAAATACATTAACTAATGGCGGAATCCAAGCTGGTTATGATCTATTTGCTGATCCAGAAACTATTGACGTAAATCTAATTATTGGCGGATCAGTAAATACTACTGTCGGAACTTATCTAGTCCAATCTATTGCAGAAAATAGAAAGGATGCTATTGTGTTCTTATCACCAGCCAAATCAGATGTTGTAGATAATAAAGGACAAGAAGTAACTGACATTTCAACAACTCGAACTGCACTACCTTCATCATCTTATGCTGTTGTTGATTCTGGTTGGAAGTATCAATACGATAAGTACAATGATGTATTCCGCTGGGTTCCTCTAAATGCAGATATTGCTGGTCTATGTGCTAGAACTGATCAAACTAACGATCCATGGTTCTCGCCAGCTGGATTTAACAGAGGAAATATCAAAAACGTTGTGAAGTTGGCATTCAATCCAGATAAGGCTGATAGAGATGATCTATATAAGATCGGCGTCAATCCTGTGGTAAATTTCCCAGGACAAGGCACTATCTTATATGGAGATAAGACTCTTCTTTCTAAGCCTTCTGCTTTCGATAGAATCAATGTTCGTAGATTATTCATTGTTCTTGAAAAGGCAATTGCAACTGCTTCTAAATTCTCTCTATTTGAATTGAACGACGAATTTACTAGAGCACAATTTATTGGATTAGTTGAACCTTATCTACGAGATGTGCAAGGCAGAAGAGGAATTATCGATTTCAAGGTCGTTTGCGACGAAACTAATAATACTCCTCAAGTAATTGATTCTAATTCATTCGTTGGTGATATCTATATTAAGCCAGCAAGATCTATCAATTTCATTCAATTGAATTTCGTAGCTGTCAGAACTGGCGTGGAATTTTCTGAGATTGTTGGACAATTCTAATGATGGGAGGAGAAATCCTCCCATTTCTAACGAATAAATAAGAATAAAGGATTTAAACACATATGCCATTTAACTTAACAAATTTCAAAGGAGCGTTTGCTGCAGAAGGCGCAAGACCTACTCTGTTTGAAGCAGATGTTTTTGGAGGAGGGATTGGTCCAGACTTCAAATTCCATTGCAAGGCGGCACAATTACCAGGAAAGACAATAGGAATTGTTGAAGTTCCTTATTTTGGTAGAAAAATTAAAGTACATGGTGATCAAACATTTGCTGAATGGACTGTAACTGTGATGAATGAAGAAACATTCAATGTCAGAAACACATTCGAAAGATGGATGAGTGGAATTAATGCTCATGTTAGAAACGTGAAAACTGATGGTGGTTATAAATCAACTACAGCTCAAGTTCGTCAATATACAAAAGAAGGAACTGTAATAAAGAGATATAATTTCGTCGGAATATGGCCTTCTGATATTGCACCAATAGATGTTTCTTGGGAATCTAATGATACAATTGAAGAATTTACAGTAACTCTTCAATATGATTGGTGGGAATCAGTTCCTAATATTAATTAAGGATTCACTGAATGTTTGATTTTTTTGGTTTTACTATCAAGAGAAGAGGTCCAGAAGAGGAGAAAGAATTACTTTCTCCTGTTCCACCACAATCTGACGACGAAGCTACTATAGTAACTTCTAGTGGTGGTTTCGTCAACACATCGTTCAATACGGAGTTTTCTTCTTCAGATAAGAGAGTTCTTATAAACAAATATAGAGAACTTTCTCTTATGCCAGAAATCGAATCGGCAATTGATGAAATCGTTAACGAAGCAATTGTGACTGGGGACCCAGAATCCCCAGTCGGAGTTGTTTTAGACCGTCTTCCTTTTTCAGAAGATATTAAAGAAGTAATACAAGACGAATTTTCTGCAGTCTTGAATCTACTTGATTTCAATGAAAATGCTTACGAAATATTCAAAAGATGGTATATAGATGGAAGATTATTCTTTTCAGTTGTAATTGATTCGAAGAATACAAAAGATGGTATTCAAGAACTAAGATATATTGATCCAAGAGAAATTGAAAAGATCAGAGAAGTGAAAGAAGAATTTTCTAAGCGTGGTGTGAAGTTACAAAAGACTGTACAAGAATATTATTTTTATAAAAACGATATTAAGTTACCTGCAGATTCAGTAGCATATTGTAACTCAGGATTGATTGATTATAAAAATAAAGCAACAGTAATTTCGTACTTACACAAATCAATTAAACCATACAATCAATTGAGAATGTTAGAAGATGCTACTGTAATCTACAGGTTAGCAAGAGCTCCTGAAAGAAGAGTCTTCAAGATTGGAACTGGTGGTCTTCCAAAGATTAAAGCTGAACAATATGTAAATTCATTAATGAATAAGTTCAGAAATAAGATTGTATATGATCAAGCAACAGGAGATCTCAGAGACGATTCAAGAACTCTATCAGTTCTAGAAGATTTCTGGATTCCAGTTGGAGAAGATGGTAAGACAACAGACATCTCTACTCTACCTGGTGGACAAAATCTAGGCGAAATGGGAGATGTGGAATACTTCCGCAAGAAATTATATAATGCCCTACACGTCCCAATCACTAGAATTTCAGAAGGATCTACATTCAATACAGGTAGATCTGCAGAAATAGATAGAGAAGAAGTTAAGTTTAACAAATTTATTAAAAGATTAAGAGTAAGATTCTCTTCTATCTTCACAGATCTTCTGAGAACTCAGTTAATTCTAAAGAATATTATAACTACTGAAGAATGGGATACTTATGTGAAGAACAATATTTATTATGACTTCAGAAAAGATTCTCACTTCGTAGAATATAATGAAGCTGAAATCATGTCTAGAAGAATGGAATTAGCCTCATCTGCAATAAGTTTAGGTGATAATTATTTCTCTGAAGATTATATTAAGAAACACTTCTTGAAGTTATCTGATGAAGAATTGAAGGAAATGGAAACAGATAAAGAATCTGTTCCTGATGAAGAGACTCCTGTAGAACCTGAGATGGATCTTGGTCTTGGAGATCTTGGACCTGATTCACTTGAACAACCTCTTCCAACAGTCCAATCTCCTGGTATATCTCAAGTCGAGATTCCAACAGAATTACCACAGACTCCACAAAATATTCCACGAGTATAAATAATTAGAGGATTATATGACACAAACCGAAAGAACAAAAATTGAAACCATTATTAATTATTGCAAAGAAGATAATCCGCAAGCAATAAAACCATTAATGAACTCTTTAATTGCTAGTAGAATTTCTCATTTATTAGATCAAAAGAGAGATCAAATTAAGAAAGAGATATAATAAATGGCGACAACAACTATCTTAAGACAAGACGAAAATTCTGCAGTTGTTACTATTTCTGGTGCTGGAGCAGAATCTCTAGCATTCGTTTTACATCCAGGTGGTGCAACAGGTCCAATCGGCGCCACTGGTTTCGCTGGAACAACAGGCGTTGGAATTGTTTCTTTAGAAAAGATAGATTGGTCTATCACAGGAACTAACAAAATCTCATTATATTTCAACGGATCAACTGATCAATTGATTGGTCATTATGATGGATCTGGTAGAATTGATTATTATAGAGATTATCAAACTAAGATTACAAATGTTGCTTCTGGTGCAGATTCAACAATCTTATTAACTTCTACTACATCCGATCCATATGTTCTTGTTATGAAACTAGAAAAAACATCAGGATTTGTTAAGGTTGGTCAATACTCTTAATGCTTAACGAAAAAACCGTTAAGATGGGTCAGAAAATCCGCTACGATAGGGTTCGTGGCGGTAAGATTCAACGTAAGAAGATTAAATCTGCTAAAGCAGGATATAGAGTTTCTGGTAAAAAATTAGTTAGAATGAATCCCGCTGAAAAAAGAAAACGAGCAATATCTGCTAGAAAAGCG